ATCAACCAACTTATGGGTCTCGGAAACTACAGCACCGCCGGTAACCAGGGTGTGTATGCCCGTTGGTTAGATTTCCCCGGTGAACAGCTCATCGCCCAGGTTGAGGTGGAGATTGGTGGTCAACGCATCGACCGCCAATATGGTGACTGGATGCACATCTGGAACCAGCTCACCATGACTGCTGAGCAACAACGCGGATACTTCAAGATGATTGGTAACACTACCCAACTTACCTTCATCACTGACCCCTCATTCTCTGATGTTGAGTCTCCCTGCGACTCCTTGGCCCCCCGTCAAGTGTGCGCTCCCCGCAACGCCCTCCCTGAGACCACCTTGTATGTTCCTCTTCAATTCTGGTTCTGCACAAACCCCGGTTTGGCTCTTCCCTTGATTGCTCTTCAATACCACGAAGTCAAGATCAACCTTGATATCCGCCCCATTGATGAGTGCTTGTGGGCTGTTACCACATTGAACTGCAACAGCAACCCCTACGGTGGACAGACTGCCCAGTTGTCCGTTGGCCGCCCCGTCCCCGCCACCATTGCCTACAACCAGTCTTTGGTCGCTGCCTCTTTGTATGTTGACTATGTGTTCTTGGATACCGATGAGCGCCGCAGAATGGCCCAGAACCCCCACGAGTACTTGATTACTCAGCTCCAGTTCACAGGCGACGAGTCTGTCGGTTCATCCTCCAACAAGATCAAGCTCAACTTCAACCACCCCGTTAAGGAGCTCATCTGGGTTGTCCAACCCGACCAGAACGTCGACTACTGCTCGTCTTTGACTTGCGACGCCCTCTTGTTCAAGGTGCTTGGTGCCCAACCCTTCAACTACACTGATGCCATTGATGCCCTCCCCAATGCCGTCCACGCTTTCGGTGGCCCCGCTGCCGTCGCTGCTGATTCCCGCGCCTTCATTGATGCTCGCGGTCTCTTCCAGGATGCCGGTGCTATGGATGAGTACATCCCTGCTGGTTTCACTGGATACTGGCACGGTCCTTCCAACCCCTACAACGAGGTCAACCTCGGCGGACCTTCTGTTCCTATTCCTACTGGAACCCCTGCCGACATTGCCGCCCTTCTCCAGAACGGTGGATCACACTTGGATAACTCCGGTGTGTCTGATGCCGGAACATTCGTGCTCACTGAGACCTCTTTGGACATGCACTGCTGGGGCCAGAACCCCGTCGTCACCGCTAAGCTCCAACTTAACGGCCAGGATCGCTTCTCTGAGCGTGAAGGTTCTTACTTCTCTTGGGTCCAGCCTTACCAGGCTCACACTCGCAACCCTGATGAAGGTATTAACGTGTATTCCTTTGCTCTTCGCCCTGAGGAACACCAACCCTCCGGCACGTGCAACTTCTCCCGCATTGATAACGCCACCCTTCAGCTTGTGCTCTCCAACGCCACCGTTGAGGGTACCAAGACTGCCAAGGTGCGTGTGTATGCCACCAACTATAACGTGTTGAGAATTATGTCCGGTATGGGTGGCCTTGCCTACTCCAATTAAAAATTTTTTGTTACGATTTATCGTATCATTATTTTTTACAAATTTTAATAATTAAATTATAACTTATTAATTATTAAAGCAAAAAAGATGCTGTCCATACTATGGACACCTTTAAAATAATATTTAAGAATTAAAACAATTGCTTTGCAATTTGGCAAAGCAATTATCTATTATACGACAAATGCCCTCAAGAATTAATTGCTACATTTGAAGAAAAATATGGAAAACCGGTTTTATATAAAGATGGAATCGGTCAATATACCAATGAAAATCAGCTTGTAAAGGAATTTATCTGCAAATATGAATGTATCAAACAATTAAAAATGAGTGATAAAACTTTGACAAAAGCACTTGTCAATAACATTTTATATAACAATTTCTTTTTTTGTCGTGTTGGCAGCAAAGTGAAGTGGATTTAGGTGCAAAGAAGCGGATAGAGAACGCAATATAATATACAAACAAAATTATATTATATTATAATAAAAAATTGAAATGCTAATGCTTACCTTATCCAATGCAAATCAACTCACCTTTTAAAATTTAGAAAATGAACCATTCCGAAGAGACTTACACGTTTAAATTCAAGCTTGTTTATACAACAAACACTAAAAATTATACATTCAAATCAGATCTATCCATAAGAGAGTTTATTCGTGAGGTTAGACGACGAGCTCCCGCTGATTTTGATTTGAATTGCAACGAGGACATTGATATTGTAGAAATGGGACAATTTGATAATATTTATGGCCATGATGCCGAACTTGCCCCAGCTCTGGAGGAATCTGACCGTACGCTCAGGGATTTATATGGAACCCGACACAAGTCTACATCATTTTATATTGGAAAATATCGCACATCGTAATATTATTACTGACCAGGTAATAATTGAATAAAAAATTAGATTACATAATGCACAATTGCACATATTTGTACATTTATTTTTTACTCCTCCTCCCTACTATACGGCGCAAACTCGTCTTCTTCGTCTGAGTCCTGGTTAATGTTCCCATCATCCTCCAGATCATCGGCAATTTCAACATACATATCATTTTGCCATACAACCTTGCGAGTATTAAATAATCGATTCATATTTATAATTTCTGGTTTATCCGTCTCAGACGTAAAGAGCTTCATAATCTGTTCATCATCGCGGAACCTCACCGTGTAAGTTTGCTGGATATTATTTCTTCCAATTCTTCCCATAGCCTGAATAAGCTTCTCCTGTGTAAGATTTAAATCCTTGCTCAGGAAGCCATGACAGAACTGATAGTTTGTTCCGTAAATATAGTCGCTTGAAGCAATAATCATATATAATTTTTGTTCATCTGCGAGTCGTTTCATTATTTCCGTGTAAGTTATATTTTCGTGATTAATAAACACACCAATACCCATCATTAATAGGACCTTCCACGTATTTTCAACTCCATTCAGCGCCATTATATCAGATACGACGTGTTCGTCTATATTACTAGTAAAAGCGCCAGTTGCGTCAATGCCCTCCGCCCACCTGTCTAGATGCATTCTTCGGTTAGGAACAAACGCATCATTTAAAGTTGCCGACTTGATCATAGTTCTAAGCGTGTTGATTTGTTCGGTCAATTTAGACAGCCCTGCTTTATTCTCAAACTCGGGAGGAATATCCTTGCTGAGCTTCTTAGGATCCTTACTCGATTTATTTCTACCGGCGACCTTTTGGCTTCCGTGAAATCCAGACACTGCGTTTTTAACCTGTTTATCAGCAGCCTCTCGAATGACTTCCGTTTCTGATTCGAGCTCGTGTAGTCGTTTATTAATGACATTATTATATTCAATCTTCTTCATTATATCGTCCATCACTGAAGCAGGAATATTCGCTTGCTGAATACAAAATTTCGCGATTTTTTCAATATCATTTGATATAAAGATTGTTGGTCCGTCTGTTAGTGTGTGCGCATCCTTTGTTGTAACATAAACGCCTGATGTTCCGGCCTTTGGCTCACTTACCGGTTTAATTTTACACAACAGATCACTCTTGGCTACAGGTTCACTAACTAATCTAACAATTGGGGTTCCTGCTAAGCGGTTAGAACTATGAGTTGGACCAAAACTATTACTCTTGGTCAATTTTGTTCCTTTAGAATCCACACTGACGTTTTCTAATATTCGCGGACGTCTCACTCCGAGTAAATGCGAATATATATTTACCCATTTATCGGCTGATATATTTTGAAGTAGCTTTATATAATAGGTTTTTATGTTTTTCATATTTATATCGTCTAATGTATCAAAATGCCGTTCTAGGCACATTCTAGCGCTGCCAAATCCATTATTGTTTACATAGGTAATGAATTCGACTACTCCTGCCAAGTCGAAATATCTTAAAAGTGTCAAATAATCGTTACAATGTTTGGCAACGGCTAATGTTTTATTGTAATCCTCATATAAATAGTGCGGTAATACCACAAGACCGTCCTTATTAATAATAGGAATCGATTTTTTACAATCGTGGCTAACAATGTTACAAATCTCGGCGCCATGAAACTTATTCAAGAAGTCGGGGATGGTTTCGCAAAGCTCATTTTGCTTCGGCAATGTAGCAGACGATAATACAACATTAGGAATGCTATTTTTCTTCCAAATTTTTCGAATTGTCGAATGAAATTCATGCTCAGAATAGTCCAATGTAATTGTCGGTTCGTCCCAATACATGATTATATCCTGTGCTTCGAAGAAAGCAAGCATATAATACATTGCTGGTAAATACGACTTGATGTCACAAATCATAATTTCTACTTCCGTGCCAACACTATTGTCCACCTTTCCGATTCCACCAGTTCTCCTATTTATACTATATTCCTTTGCTGCGAAATAGTGTAGTCGAATATCATCCGCACTCGCGCAGCCAAACGCAAACGCAATCTTTTTCTTAACTGAAATGGCTGCTCTCGCCAACGCAAGTCCAACATGTCTTGCCGCACAAACAAATATTATTTTCTTTTGCTGAGACAACGCAATTGGTGTGAGAGTTTTTCCCGTTCCCGTAGGAGCCATATATAATATCAACTTGGGATTCGGTTGCTTACATGCCGTAAATATATCTTTCTGATGCTCATACAAGACCAAGTCGGCATATTTCAAGAGGCTATCATTTTTCTCAACAAAATCAACCGCATTCTCGATGATTACCGACAAATTTATATCATTCTCAAATATTTTTAACGCACGATTTACTAGTTCTTTCACTAGAACATTTACTTTAGCCACACTGTTCCTATTAAGTTTATACACTGTAAAATAGTGGAAATGGAACAGCTTTTGGTTACCAATCTTCCTATTATTTATAAGATTTTCCAAATGGCTTAACAATGTAAATTCATACAGATCGTGCTTTCGGATAGTAGGTTCATCATATCTATCTAAGCGAAGTTTTTGACCAGAATTTATTTTAATATCCCCAGATATCTTCATTTTTTTATATGTAGCATCAGCCTGGGCCAACCCATCCTCAATTTTATCACCACTGACGCGCAAATATTTACTATATAGATAATCTTCCATCTTATCGGAAGCTTCTAACTTTAAATACGCAAGTATAGAGACCGCATTGTTAATCTTAAAATTAACGTCGCCATATCCCTCCATAATTAAATTTAAAATAGCTATTTCAGATGTTGAAACGGGCACCTCAATTGAGGTCCACTCGGACTTGTTAAGTTTTCTTTGCTTGAGATCCATTGCTGGTAAGTGTTCGTTTAAGAGTAATAAATACGTTATGCGCGTTTTTAAATTCAATTTTTTTTTAAATGAAAATAAAAATGAAACAAAAATAATATTAAACAAATAAACTATATAATCGTTATACACAGAATGCAATCTAGCGCCTATACTATTGTTTCTATTGAGGGTAACATTGGGTCTGGTAAGTCGACCTTACTCGCAAATCTACGTGAAATCTATAAGGAGGATGCTGATATTGTCTTCTTAAATGAACCTGTTGATGAGTGGGGGAAAATTACCGATGAAAATGGAGTAACCATTTTAGAGAAATTTTATGCCGACCAAGAAAAATATTCGTTCCCATTTCAGATGATGGCATATGTTTCTAGATTAAAGGTTCTGCGTTGCGCACTTCGCGACGTATTTACAGGTCGCCTGAATTCACCTGGGCCCGCAAAAAAGGTTATTCTCATTACTGAGCGTAGTCTATTTACTGACAAATTAGTATTCGCAAAGATGCTTTATGATGATAAAAAAATTGAACCCGTCAACTACCGCATCTATTTAAATTGGTTTGATACGTTTTTGGATGAATTCCCAGTCCACAAGGTCGTATATGTTAAGACCGATCCTGAACAATGTCATAGAAGAATCGCAAAGAGGTCTCGAGACGGAGAAGCGAATATCCCGCTAGAATATTTACAAAATTGCTCGAGATATCATGATAATATGTTAGATACATCATCTAGCGAGTGTGTTTGTGGCGACCAGTTAATTTTGAATGGCAATGTTGATATATACGAAAATAAACAACACTTGGACAACTGGATTAGCGACATAGATATGTTCATTAAAGCATAATTATGATAAAAAGAATAAAAACAAATAAACAACAAAAGAATAAATAATAAATATTTTTTATGTAGATAAAAATATTTATCATATTGTAAGAAGAATGGATAG